CGTTGCCGCAAGAATTTCAACCGGCACGGTGTTGGGGTTTCCAAGCGCGGCCTGCGTGCGTTCCTTTAGCATCGGCCTACCTGCGCAGGTGCGGATGTAGGCAATCCATTTTTCGCTCTCGGCTACTGGGTCAAAGTCAGGATTGACAGGAGCAAATTCTACCAGTGGCGAGTCCTGCGCGCAAATCTGCGTTGCGATGTCTAAGTCTTCCGGCCCCGCTTCTCCGCTGCCGCCCCAGAGCGGCGAATCTAGCTGCGTAAGCTGTAGGCTATGGGCAAGCGAAAACGGAGCGAGCCTACGCCCGCAAATCACAAAGCGCCCTGCATTAGCCCACGCCTCGGCTAGAAAGGAATTGTAAAGGCGAGTCTCTGCCACATGCTTACGTAAGTGTCAGGTATTCGTCTTTTACAAGGGTGAGCTTGCACTCCACGAAGCCCTTTGCCTGCTTCGTCTCGTCAAAACTTTCAATGCGATACTCGCCGTCAAAATGGCCGGTTGCCGTGATCGTGACTTTTGCCGCAATGGTCGGGCGCGAATAGCTTGACGTGATTTTATAGGTAACGTCCAGCATGTCCTGCTGGTCATCGTGACGGGACGATGCAACTTGGCCGCTGTTGTTTTCGACGTATTCGTTGATCTTATCGGATTTCTTGAGCGAGATGCTGGAAATTTGTGCGTTGGCGATGTAGCTGCCATCAACGCCGTAAAGGTAAGCTGTTCCGTGAGTAGTTGCGGCCATAGATTAAGAAGGGTTGTTACCCTTGGCCGTTGTCAATTATTCTGAGCTTCGCAGACAAGAGTTAGCTGTATCGCGGAAATCATGTGCCTTGCCTCGCCGGCCATCATGGACGATTGCCCGTCCTCTTGGATGTCGTAAATAAAGAAGTCCTTGCACGGGCGCGTGCCGTCACTCTCGGCGTTAGCGTATGCCTTGAGCGCCGGAAGGTCTTGCAGGCGTGCCTCTACTGCCGCAACCGCCGCCCTGTGCGCCGTCCAGTTAGTCGCCCGGTCTGTTGTCTCGCCGGAAACTGAGTCCGCGTCTTGGTCCGTGTCAATCGGCGTCACAATTTCAACCGATAGCGAAACATCTTTTGGCAGCGAATTAGCAAAGCTTTCCTTTTGGGCGGTCACGTAAACGACAACGCACGGAGGGACGGACGCGCCGGGATTCTGCCCTTCGTAGAACGCGTAACCACTCAGCGCGGACGATGACAGCGCGTTAATGAAACCAGAAATTGCCTTTTCCGCTTTGTATTTCAGTGGCTCGCTCATTTGAATGAAAGCTGGCGGTCTAGGTATTCCACAAAGCGAGCAACGGCGTTGTTCACAATCTGCTGTTTGTAGCGTTCCGGCATTGCGTTTTCAGCGTAGCGAACTTGGTTCCAAATGGTCACCTCGGACTTGTCTGCCGTGTGGCTTTGCGACGATGTTCCAAGATTCGACTTGTGGCGATTTACCCATTCAGGAGTATTACGAGGCTGCCCTACTCCGCGCCATGCTTGCACCCATCCGGCCTTTGCCATACCAACTGATTTGCGCTGTTTCTCTACGTAGGCTTCCAGCTTGTTTTTCTTGCCCCTGTCTTGAACAACAAACTTAGGGCTTGTGCCCTTGGCGATGCGTCCGCGTTTATCCCGCATGCGTTTATGCAGCGTTCCGTTGTCGAATTTGGAGAATGCAAGCTTGCCGTATGTTGGCGATTCAGCCTGCATAATCTTGCGCGCAGTTGCCCATTTGCCGATGGTGCAAAAATACCAGAAAGCATCCGCCGCCGACTCGCCGCCCTTGCCAAGTTTAATGTCCTGATAAACGCTTCCCTGCGTCGCGTAAACCTTGTAAACATCGGACATGACTTGCCGCTCTGGCTTCACGTTATCGCGAGGGATTGTGTATTCGTAGAAGGCACGGCAGACCGTAGCCGCAAGCGTCCGCATTCCATTGGCCATCGTTTTGTTTTTGACGGCCATCCATGCAAGCAACTTCGTCGTGAAACGCGAGTCGTCTATGTCCACTCCAATGTTCATCGCGCCTCCGGCACGTCGCAGATAAGCGTGGTGCTGATTTCGTCCTGCGTGATCTGCCGCACGATGTAAACGCGGCTGCGGATCGTCACCCGCTCGCCAAGGTTTAGCGCCGGGGAAAACGTCCGCTTTTTCATCGTCACGGAAACCGGCTCGCTCGGCACGCTGCCGCCAAAGTTAAAAGACTCTGCGGCTGTAATATCGTCAATGATGCCGGTATATGTCTGCCCCCTCATGGTGAACTTTTCGCCCATGAGGTCGCCACTTAGCGCAATGGCTAGCCCTGCGGAAGATAGTGACTTAAAGGTCATCATCTTCCGCAGTTTGTCAATTCGGCGGCGGCGCTTCCGTGCTTTCGCTGCTGTGCCGGTAATAGTGCAATACTTTAGGAATGTGAAGATGATTCCTTGCCAGCGGTGCGACCTGGTTTACCCATGCGGCGTCCTCGCCGTAGTTGCGCTCGGTGAACACGCCCTGCACGGCTAGCTCTCGCCTCCATGCGCAGACGTGCCACGGGCGGCGGCGGGCCGTGCCGCCAGCCTTCCACGGCTCGTCAATGCGGCAGTTTGCGTCGAAGATGATGCGCCCGGTCACTCCGTCAACCGTCGCGTCCTGTTCGAACGTCACCACGTCCGAACCGCTCGCGCAGCGCGGCAAAAGTTCGGCGAGGTAGTCGTCCGAAATCCAGTCATCATCATCCACGAAGGCGACGTATTGGCCGCGAGCGATGTCGAGCAGGGCTTGCCGCTTCGCGCCAACGGTTCGGCGTTTGTTATCAAAAAACATCAAGTGCTCGACGCGCCAATCATCGCCAACTTGTTGTTCAATCTTTTCTGGAAGGGTTAGGAACTCATCTGACTTCCAATTACAAAGTCGCGACGGAATAGACGGCGTGAGGATAGAGAGCAGTGGTTTCATAGTTGAACAAGCCAGCAAGCGCCGACCTTCTCCGCGTGCGGAAACGCCTCGTCAACGGCACGCTTAACACCCTCGCTGTTTGTGTAATCGTGGCCAGCCAGCCATCCGCCCGGCTTCACCAGTGCGCGCCATGCCGCAATGTCGGCTTTGACGTTTTCGTAATCGTGGGCTGCGTCAATAAACACATAGTCCAAGGCAACGTCCTTAAATGCTGTTGCAACTTGAATGCTCGGCTCAGGAATGATGATTGCTTGCAGTCCGCAGTCCGAGATGTTCTTTTTGCATCTTTCTTGCATGTCGTCTGGATACGGCACCGCTTCGCCGGGCGTTCCTGTAAACGCGTCAACGCCATACGTGCGCCCGCGCTTGTATTCAGCAAGCATCGCCATGCACGCCAGCCCGCGCCCGCTAGCAACGCCAACCTCGAGGCACACGGGCTTGTCGATCGATGCAATGATGCGCTCATGCACGATGGATGGCGAGTCGTCCAAGATGCAGCCGGGAATGTCGCGCCATGTAAACGGCTCCTTTCCTGCGCGGAGTTGTTCCAGAATCTTCGCGCCCTCGGCATAATGCAGCAAGCGGTTGCTCTGCGCGGTTGTGGGGTGCATCGCCTCGCCAGTGAACGCCGGGTGCCGATGCTCAAACACAAGCTCGGGCGCTTCAATGATTGCGCCCGATTTCTCTGCGGATTCTGTAATCCAGTTGTCGGAATACATGGAAAAAAAGGCCGGATGGAAAAGATAGCCCTGCTGTTTCCACCATGCGCGAGTCACGATGGCAAGAACAATGAGCCCGTCGCTGCGGTGTCCGTCGCTGACTCGCAAAACTCGTGGAAGCGACAATGGAGAAATTGCTTGAACTTCCTTTTTCACTTGTCTTTCTCCGCCGCAGATAGGGCAGGATATGTCTTTGCAATACGCGGATGGATCCGGAATAGTTCCAACGCCGTTGCATTTTGGGCATCGTTCCAAAACACATGATGGGCCGCTGAGTGCTTCCAAAATCAGCCGGTCCCATCCCTGCGGTGGAACCATGTCGTCGGATACTTGCACGAACACCTCGCCGCTCGCAATGCTTGCCGCCATGTTCCAGGCGCCGCAAGGACCGCCGCCCATGTCTTGAATGATGTGACGAAAGCCGCCGAGCATTGGTCCCTCTGCGTCATCTGGGTCACATGCAAAGATGTGCTCGATTGCGTCGGGATTCTCGGCGCGTTCAAGCCAAAGCGAGCGAGCTTCAACCGCATGCTGCGCGCGTCCCCTTGTCGCGTGTAGCAAGCTGATCTTCCCTCCGTGCTGTTTGAAATGGTTAAACTCGATTGCGTCTGCTTTGGCAAAGTTGCCTTGGCCGCGAAAGACGCGGCCCTGCTCTTGCACAAACTGCCAGCCCCACATTTTCCGGCGCAGATTCCACGGCGGCGGATTCGGCATCGGTAGCGCAGAGGCGGCGCGCAGATAGCTCTCGGCGCGCTTTAAGTCGCCCGCGTTCTGCGCTATGTTGGAAAGCAGCACAAGCGGCTCTCGACGGTCGGGACATTCGTGGTAGGCCAGTTGCAACCATTGCGCCTTAATGCCGTTATCTTTGGCCATGAATGAGAGTGAAAGCGCGCATTCAAAACGCTCGACGCTTCCCGCCTCTGGCAAGCGCATGAACGCCTCCGCGTGCTTTGCGCCCTCGGCTACATTGCCCATTGCGAAGTGCTCTGCAAAAAGGTGATAGCGCAGTGACGTGGTTAGCTCTTCCTTGCAGAGTGATTCCAGAATGCGCAGATTGCGCCCGCTGCGGCCCCTTGGCGGGCGCGGGCCGGGGTCATGGACAATGCGCCCTTCCATACACGTTGCCGTGCGCCACTTCATCTCAGGCTCAATCGGCTCTAGGCACTCATGCACCGGCTGCGTCCAACGAGCAATACCGCGCCTGACTGCGCGCTCGCGGGGGTTGTCGTTCAAGCCGACATCCGGCACCACGTAGGGCGTAATGAGCATGTCGAATTTGTCGCCCTTGGTTTCCAGCGTGCGGCGGATTGCTTCGCAGGATTCGGGCGGCAAAATGTCGTCCGTGTCTGCCCACATGATCCAGTCGCCGGTTGCCAAGCTCCATGCGTAGTTGCGGGCGGCGGCGAAATCGTCAACGTGCGGCCAATCCTTATCAAAAGCATTGCGATGTTCACCCGTAATACAGCCCCGCGCTTTGGCCGCGTCAAGCGAGTCGTCCGGCTTCTGGTTCCCGATTGCGCGCACCACAATAATCTCATCCGCAAGTGGCGAAAAGTTGTCCAAAAATCGGTTCATCATGGACGCGCCGATGTTGCCGGTGATTACCGCAAGGCTCAGTTTCATTGCCGCCCTTGTTTCACACTTTCCCCGTGTAGTCAAAACAAAACCGCCGCCAGATTTCTCCGGCGGCGGCCTGTAATGAAACGAACCAACCGAAACTTTACGGCTTCGTAGCGAGCGCCAAGTTGAGCGTAAGCGCCGCCGTCATGCCAAAGAGGCATTCCAGATTGATGTGGTGCTTGCCGGAGGCACGGCTGTAGTGGCGGCGATAGGTGAAGCTGAAACCGGAACGCGGGTCCACAAGTTCCTCGTAGGCGAGCAAATCGTCGGGAGCCTGCGGGCGCTTCATACGCATCGCAACGGCGATGGCGTCGCGGTGCTGTGCCCATGCCACGAGCGAAATGCCGTTTGTGGGAATCTGGTTCAGCGCGTAAACGTCCATGCCAAGCAGCTTCGGAACCTTGCCGTCCTGAATTGCGGAAGCGTTGCCGTAGGCGTAGGCCGCATTAATTCCCGTATCGCCAAGGAGCGCGTCCTCAACCTCAACCGGGATGAAAAGCGAGCGCATGTCAGAGCTGGCGTCGCGCTGTTCAAGGGCGAGCTTGAGCTTGCGAATCTGGGTGATCGTCCAGCTTGCGGCGGCGAGCGTGGTAACAATTGCGCCGAAGTTCACGGACGTGATAATGGAGGTGATGCGAGACCAGACGCGATTAACAAGCGCAGAGGCCGCGCCGACTGCGTAGATTTCAGCGCGGGCGGGAGACTGGTTGAGGGACTGCAAATCCGTGATGTCAACCGGCACGATATGGTTCTCGTTCAGCGTGACAGTCACGGCGTTGACCGTGCCGCCGCTCTGCTCGTAAACGTCTGCGGCCTGCGTGAACGTGGTTGCGGTGCCGACGCTGACAAGGGGAACCGCGATTGCGTTGCCGACTTGAGCGGCGTCAGTGGAGAAATCACGGGCGAACGCGCTAAGGGGCGCGATGCGGGCGATGACCTGTTGGAGAATTTCCTGAGAGAAAATCTTGTCGTCGAAATTAATAGTAGCCATTTGGAGTTAGTGAGTTTGTTGTTGTTGCGGGTGATTATTTCTTGCCCGCTTCTGCAAGCCTACGCGCCGATTCAGTGCGGATGATTGCGGCCTTTGCGGGATCTGAAAACATGGCGCGAGCCGTAACCGGGTCGGCTTTGGAAAATTCATCGTAGACAGAAGAAGCGTCCGCGCCGGAAGCGGAACCACCAAGCTTCACAGGGGCCGCGCCCTGAGACGCAAGCTGGCGCTGTGCGGCGTCGGCAACTTTCTTGTCAAAGTCCGCGCAATGCACTTCCGCTTCGGCTTTGACCTTCACGGCCTCGGCGTTTGCGGCGGCGAGCTTGGCGGTGAAGTCGGAAACTGATTTCTCCGACGCTTCCAGCTTCGCGGAAAGGCCCAGCTTTTCAGCGGCGAGCGCGGCAAAGTCGGCGTCAAGCTTCTGGAAGCGTTCAGTAAGCGTGCCGTGCGTCGCTTTAAGTTCCAAGTATTCGGGAGTCTCTATTGTCATGTTAGTTGTTACCTTTGTTCGGTTGTCAATTTTCTTGAAAAGTCCGTTCGGATTTGCGGCTGGTTCGTCAACGATGTCGCAAGAGTAAATCTCTATGCAGCGGACAAACATATCGCCGTTGATTTCCTCAATCTGGCCGCTGAACGAAATGGACATTCCAAAGCTTTCCGGCATTACCTCGGCCATTTCCATGATAAGCGGCGAGGCTTCATGGTTGCGGAGAAGTTGCAAGTCGGCGCGAAGCTGCGGGCCGTCGATTCGGAAATTGCGCAGGACGCCGCAAATGCTTTCAACCTCGTCGCCGTGGTCAATCTTCACCTTAAGCCCGCCAATGTATTCCTCCGCGCAGGTCTTAACGCTGGCAAGGCTCATGGCGTCAATCTTAACTCCGTGGCCCAGCGCGTCGCCTTCGGTAATGACAGACACGCCATTGAGCCGATACGATGCCGCATCCGCTGTTCCTGCAAAACGCGTGGCTAGTGCAAACTGAGTCATTATACTTTTGCCGGATTGTCAATTTGATCGTCCGGCATTGGCGTTCCAACCATTCCGCCGCCTACGTTTGCGGTGGCCGTTTGCTGCTGTAGCAGGGAGAGAATAAGCCCAAGCGGCTGCCCGGTTTCTGCCGCGATTTCTGAGGCATCGCGCAGCAAGTCTAGCGTTTCCTCTCGGCGGGTCTGCCGGTGTGCAACGTAGTCTTTGCCCTGCTCGCCTAGAATGTCGCGAAGATTACGATGGCCAAGCTTGTAATCCTCGCGCCTGCTCTGTCCGTCGCGCCCGTTATCAATGCTGAACTTGGGCGGCAACGTGAAACTCCACGCATACCAGTCGGCAGGGAATGCGGGAATGATGCCAAGCTTTGCGGCCTTGCCTAGCGCGTAGAAGATTTCACGCTTTGCGACGGCAGCAAGCAAGTCTTGCCGGTCAAGAATTGTTGCGCGGGCAAGCTCGATTTGCGAGCGTTCGCCGGGTCCGTTTAGTCCGTCGTTCTTCCATGAAAGCGAATATGGCCAGCCAAGGCCAGCAAGCGCCTTGCGGATGATGCGGTCTTGGAACGCCTCCCATGCCGGGCCGGGCTTGGAACTGGCAAACTCTTCCAGCTTTGATCCGCTGCCCGCCTTGAAATAGCGCACAAGTCCGCCGTCGAATTGCTGCGTAGTGAATGATTCGTTGCCTGTGCCTTGCCCGCCTAGCTGTGCCGCCGGGTCGTTCGGGTCAAGCCCACCGTGCTCGTTATGCTCAACAAGCGAGATTGACGAAGCAAGTTGATGCGTTAGCTGCTCGTATTGCTGCGCCTGCCACGCGTCGCGCAGTTCGTTAATGGCGTGCGAGAACGAAGGAAGCCCGCGAATTTGATCAGCCTTTGTGGCGTTAAAGCAGAAGATGAAATCGTTTCCACTTAGGTCAACGTCATCGGCTTCCGTCTCGCCTAGGATGCGCAGGGCAATGCAGCGGTTGCTCTCGTTTAGGATGACGCCTTGCTCGATTCGATAGCCTTTGTATGGGCCATTTTCTACCTTGTCGCTGTAGTTCCGCTGGCCAATCTTGTGCGCCGGAATGTGCTGCGTCTGCGGATAGCCGTCTGCGGTTTCAGTTAGAACAACGGCAAAGTCTCCATCTACGTCTAGCGCAATGGAGTCATTGAAAAGGTTTGTCTTGAAATCGAATTGCTGGCCGCGCACGTCGCAAACTCCAAACCATTCGCGCTCCAGCCAATCCTGCGCAACGCGGCCCCAATCGCGGTTTTCGCCTTCGTAGTGCGGACTCCATGCACGGCCAATTGCGTGCATGGCAAGCTGGTTAATCGCGCCCAGAACAACGCCGTCATTTGCGTAAAGCTTCCGGCTGTAGCTAACAAGGGTGCGCCAATCGTGATACGGCACGTCCCTCGCCATGTCTCGCGTCTGCACCGGCCAATATGGGCGCGCTCGGTTGCCGCCCTCTGCCGCTTGGATTAGCTTAGAGCTTACCGGATAGCCGTATGGGTCAACGAGCGAAGCCATTAGGAAGAAAAGACAGCCCGCGTTTTAGTGATGCGCCGGGTTGTAAACATCAAAGCGCGCTGCGTAGCGTCCAAAGAATCCCAATGCCGCAACGCCCTATCGCATGCAATCATAAGCTGGTCCGCGCCCATGTTTGACGGCAGCGCAAAAGAAAACGACTTGCCGCCTACGGAGGTGTTTACAAGCTTTCCGCCGCCTTGATTCGACACAATGTTAAACTCCCCAAGGAACACTGATTCAATGCAGTCGCGTCCGCGCAGCTTGATGACGCGGAGTAGCGCGGTGACGAATTCGGAATCAATGGCCATTCACTATGGCACCGATGTCAATTCTTGAGCGCTTAATGGTTGCGTAGTTTCAATCTCGCCGTCTGCCGCCAGAACCTTCATAATAAGCGCCGCCGCTATTTGCATGGCTTCACAGTCCCAAAGGTGATTCGGGCGAGATCCAATCTTACACCATCGCTGCGTCACTTGCTTTGTCGTCTTGTTTATCACGTCGCGCTTCACCTCGGCGCTAAGATGCGTGTGATAGTCCTGCGAAACATCGTCCGCGATTTCCCATGCAGCGGCGTGCCCGGCCTTGTGTTTCGCTAGCAGGTCTTTGACCTTGTCACTGCTCCAAAAGATATACCTCGCCTTTCCGCCGCTAGGTGCCTGCGCGACCTTTAGCGTTGAAAAGAATTTGCGCACCGTCTTGCCCTGCGGCGGAATGTGGTCAAAGCCGCTCTCGCCGCTTCCGTGCATGGCCGTCCAGCCGTAGGTAGCGCATTCGTCATAAACCTCGCCAGCCTCAAACTGCGCATCCTGAAAGCAGAGCGCGTCTTCCACGCGTAGGCGGCGCTGTAAATCGCGGGCGCTTTCTTTGGTCAAAACCTTCCCTTCCCAGACAAGGCGCGAACTGCCGTCCGCCTTCCATGTCCGCACCGTTACCCAGCGATGGTCCCGCTGCCTGTCCTGAGTCATGAACCGGATATGTTCCCCGTCCCATGCCTCTCCGTTCGCGTAGTCTGCCAGCCGGTAGCCTGCGCCACCCAGCAACACGGCAGGCGTGTCGGCATCGTCAACCCAGAACTCAGCGAGGCGCTTTTGAATGAAGACCTGCATGGCGGATTGATCGCCAGCCGATGCGCTTTCCCGAGCCTTTAGCCACTCGATTACCAGCGTGGCCCATGCTACGTAATACAGTGTCAGCGCATTAATGTGAAAGCCAACGTGCGCAGCCGGGACGCGAAGGCTGTGTGGGTTTGTGACT